CTCCTGGCCCCGGCCTGCCACCAGTTGATGGTCGTTGGCAGCGTCAGGCGGCTGAAGGCGCAGATCAAGGACATCGAGTTGGCCGTTATCTCCAAGCCCGCTGCGCCGGTCTTCGGCGAGCCGGGCAGCAGCAAAAGCCGCCTCGATACCCTGCTGGCCCGCCTGGTCTTGCACGGCGACCTGAAGCTCCCCCAGCAGGACCGGCGCGTCGATGGCCCCAGACAGAAACGCTTCCTGCTCCCCCAGGCGGGCGGTGTCGAACTCGAACTGTGGATCGCGGACTCGCCGGACAACTTCGGCAACACGGTCGCCATTCGGACGGGTGACTACGAATTCAGCAAGCTGTTGGTGACCCAGCGGCGCGACGGCGGATGCCTCCCCAACGGCTGGATGCACGCGCACGGCTACCTCTGGCCGTTCCGCTACAAGGCGGGGCCGGAACGGGACCGGCTGACGGTGCGGAATGCGCCGGAGCCGCCGATGGCCTGCCCGGACGAGGACACCTTCTTCCGGGCATTGGGGCTCGACGACGCGGTGATCCCCGACCCGGAGACGCGTGACGCGCAGATGGCGACGCGGCTGCGCGGGCGACTAGCAGCAGGAAGGAAAGTGATGGTATGAAGAAGGGCATGATCGAGGCTTTTGCGGGCGCATACGAAGAGATGATGGATCCGTTCTCCGGCGACTTCTTAGCCGAGCATAACGTTAGCGCCGACGACTGCTTTGCCATGTCGAGCCTGATCGCCACGCTGCTGCGCTCCTACGTCGCCATGCCAAGCCAACAGCGGGCGGCAATGCTGCTGCGCGGTATCGGGCCGAGCGCCGGGCTTAGCGCTGAGGACATCGAGAATGGGATCGCCCATGCTTCGCTTGGCCCGGCGACCGATAACCTCGTGGCCGAGTTGCGGCGGATCAGGACCGGGCAATGATCCAGCGATCCTCGAAGCGTTCGCGGGGCTACCCTTACCCGCTGGCGCTGCAAGTGCGCCTGGACGCGCTCACCGACGACACGCCGCCGCCGAGGTTGCTGGTGGCTCCTGCGCCGCCCCAGGCGGGCATCAGCGAAGAGCACTTCCAACTGCTGGTGGTGGGCTTGGCGGAACGGTTTCGGTGGGTCAGTTATCACACGCTGGATAGCCGGGGTTCCGATGCTGGCTGGCCTGATCTCGTGCTGATTCGGGGCGCGGTGGCGCTGTTCATCGAGTGCAAAACGGAGAAGGGGCGACTGCGGCCAGCGCAAGCAGCGTGGGGACAGAAGTTACTCGCGGCGGGACTCGATTGGCGCATCTGGCGACCGGGCGATTTTCCCGAGATCGTGGCGACATTGACTGCCGAGTAGCGCACCGGCCCGACTTGCAGCGGGCTAAAGGCGCGGGCCGGGTGGGAAGAGGGAGACACGATGACACACGCACAGCTGATCGCCGGGGCATTGGCGACCGCCGAGGAGAGCGAGGGGCGCTGGTTGACGCAGGAGCAGCGCGCGGGCTTGTTGGCGCTGATCGAAAAGGAGGTGGCGGTCGATCCGCTCTGGCTGCCGGACGACATGGGACAGGGTTTGCTCGCGGCGGTGCGGTTGACGCTGCCCGCGAAACGTATGCCGTTACGCGCCTTCGTGGGGATATTGCCCGCTTTGCCCGATGGTGAACTCGCCGAGGATGCCTTGGCGCGGATACATGGCGACGATGAGCCGGATGCGTAGCGCACCGGGCGCGGGCCGGGTGCAGGGGGGGAGGGGGCTGATGGCAAAGAAAAAGGCGAAGCCGATCGACCTGTCCGACCCGCCGACGCTCTAGGCATTGGTGAGCGCGCTCCCCGTCGGGGAGCAGTCGGATCGGGCGTGGGCAGAATATGCTGGCGTGTGCCGCGTCTATGCGCGGCTGGTGCAGGTGCTGGCATTGATCGGCGTAGATGAGCGGGGCACCGACGCGCTGATCCGGTCCGACGATCAGTTTTTCGAGCGCGCGATCGCCGCTAGCTACCGCGAGAACATTGAGGGCCAGGGGTATGCCTGGCTGCCAGAACTGGCGATCGCGCGGACCGGGACGGCGGGGCGACGCACGGTGACGACGCTGACGAAGGGAGGTAACTGACATGGATGAGCAGCGGGCGTCTGCGGCACTCCGGCACGCACAGGAGGTGTTGATCACCGTCGCCCAACCGATGAGGCGCACACTGACCCCCGAACAGTTGCGCGAGGTATTGCGCTTGCAGGCACGCGCGGCGCACCAGGCGCTGCGCGACATCGAGGCAGCACTGGCCGAGGGTAAGACCGCTGAGTAGCGCACCGGGCGCGGGCCGTACCCACAAGGGGCAGCGCGCCGTGCCAAGAGGGGAGGGGGACGATGATGGTCATTGGCTACGGCAAACTGCTTGAAGCGCTGCGGGACGAGCGGGGCTTCTTGCGGAACGTGCTGCGTGGGTTGACGGCGAACGAGTGGGCAGGATGGGGGTATGACGCTGACAATGACAAGTGGCGCTGCTTTTATTGCCAAGCACAAGGCCCGGAAGAGCGGCATGGCCCGCCGTCACATCGCCCCGATTGCCTGATCACGGTAGGGCGCGAGGCATTGATCGACGCCGCGTCGCCGCGCTGACCGGCGGCGCGCCAGGGGGGCAGGATGAGACGATGGCACAAGCAAGAGTGATTCCGCCCAACACGATCTGTTTTTGCTGGAGCGCCGAGCAGGATCGCCGTAACCCTGGGGTGGTCCTGCACTTGGAAGGCGTCCATGTCGGCAAGGACGCTCGGACGGCGTGCGGCATCTCGACCGCAGGATATTGGCATTTCAACGTGCAGGATGGCGAGCCGCGCGATTGGACAGGCTGTAAACGTTGTCGTGCGGTTATCCGCGCCACGACCACAGAGGAGGACCGATGAGCATGACGGCGAGCGCGTTGACCCTATGCGCGGTGATCAGCTATTCGGGGGCGCAGGGTGAGCCCTTGGCATGCGGCTATGCTCGGGGCCATCAAGGCGCGCACAGTTGGGCCACGCTGCCCACGTTCCTGGCGGGCAGCGTCATTGACGACACGGCGGCGGGCGGGGCGAAACGGAGCATACACGATCGGATACCGGGACTCCTCTCGGCGTGCGACTACGATCACGAATTAGAGGCGCTGACCGAGTGGGTCATTCACGCCCCGATTGAGGCGGCGCGCGAACTCGTCGCGCTCCGGGCGGTCGTGGCGGCGGCTGACGGGCTGCGCTACGCCTGGGACGCGCTGTGCCGCTGCGTGGACGAGTTCGAGCCGGAGGATATGGCCGCGTGCTGCGAACGGCGCGACGACCTCGACACGGCGATCCTGGCGGTACTCGCCGCCCGCCAGCACGCCGCGCCGGATCCACCGGGGGCGGCGCGACCCGCAGCGGGGACGGCAGGGGCGGGGCCGGGAGCGGGGGCGTAGATGGGCAAGAAGCAGCCGGGGTGGACCGCCCATATGCGGGCGGCGCGTGACCTCCTGGCGCAAGATACGGGCGGACTGGACCACGCGATGAGGGCGATGACAAAGTGGCTGAGTAACGAACGCGCGGGCAATCCCGGACACGGTAGCGGGCGGGGCCAGCATAGCCGCAAGCGGTTCCGGCGCGCGGAGCGTACCGCCATTTTCGAGCGCGACGGCTATCGCTGCCAATGTTGCGGCACGTGGGAGCGCTTGACGATCCACCATGTGCTCGCGCTGACCGCTGGCGGTACCAACGAGCGTGGGAACCTCCTGACCCTCTGTCGCTCATGTCATGATCGCGAGGAGATGCGCCGCGACCTGTTGCGGGTTTTGCGACAGCGGATGGTGGCGTTGGTGTCATTGCGCGGGCCGACCAAGCCGATCGCCGAGCCGATCCATCGACGTAGCGGGTATCGTGGGCGCGTCATGCGCGCACAGCATCAGGACCGCTGACCGCTGACCGCCCGCCCCCCGCGCGGCCTATCGTCAACATCGGACGTTTCCTGACATTGGCCGCGCCGGTGTGTCCACGGTTGCCATTGGCCCGCACGGTCGGGGCAGGGGGCATTCGTGCACAGCGAGGAGGATGTAAACTTATGAACGCCGACAGCGACACTCCATCGCGCGCCTTTTTGTGCACCTGCGGGCGCACGCTCGGCATCATCGCCCGCGACCGGCGCGGCCCGGTCACCCTCACCCCGGATTCCGACGCGACCTTCCTCATCGTCACCGGGGCGATCGTCTGGCTGCGCTGCGCGTGCGGTCTCGACACCCCGTGGTTCGTGGTGCCGGGGCGCGGGGTTGTGCCTCCGCCGCACGGTACGCTACAATCGTGACCATAATTCAACTTCACGGGATGTGCCTGGGCCGTCCGGAATGTTCTCCGCAAGTGGGGAGCATCCTGACGGCCTTGTGCTATTTGGGGCGGGCAGTGAGTGGCGACGGCGCACAGCGACGAGACGAAGGCGGCGGCGATCGCGGACCTCGCGATGGGCGAGTCCATCGGGGCTACGGCGCGCAAGTACGGCGTTGACCGCACGACGATCAGGCGCTGGCGGGATAGCGGCGGGGTAGTTATCACCCCCACCGTGCCACCCCAAAAAACGGACCTCGGGGAGCTGGTGTATGGTCTTGTCGAGGAAAGCATCAACACGATGGTCGCCCAACTTCGGTTTGCTCGCAACAGCGAGTGGCTCGCGCGGCAAAACGCCGCCGACCTTGCCGTTTTCTTTGGGGTCACCGCTGACAAGGCAACCCGACTTCTCGCTGCTTTCCGACCAACCGATCCAGCCCCAGACGACAACCGCCTCGAAGGGAGCATCGAAGTCGCCCCGCGCGGCGGCGATCGAGACGGATTATGAGGCGTGGGTTCGCGCGCTGTTTCCGTCCTATGTCGCCGCACCTTTCGCCGCCCGCCATCACGCGCTGTGGGCCTGGGCCTGGGCGATTACGGCCGGCGAACGCCCCCGTCCCTTCGTCGCCATTTGGCCGCGCGGTGGGGCCAAATCCACGACCGCCGAGCTGGCCACGGTGATGCTCGGTGCGCGCGAGTCGCGCAGGTACGCGCTCTACGTCTGCGAGACGCAGGAGCAAGCAGACGATCATGTCGGTACGATCGCCGCGCTGCTCGAATCGGACACCCTGGCCGGTGTCTATCCCGCGATGGCCGATCGTCTCGTCGGAAAGCATGGCGCATCGAAAGGCTGGCGACGCAACCGCGTCCGCACGGCGTCTGGCTTCACGGTCGATGCGATCGGCCTCGACACGGCCACGCGCGGCGTCAAGCTGGAAGACGCGCGCCCCGACATCCTGGTGCTCGACGACATCGATGGCGGGCTCGATAGCGCCGCGACCACCGCACGGAAGATCAAGACGATCACCAGGGCGCTCCTGCCGGCAGGTTCCGGTGACCTCGCGGTGCTCGCGGTGCAGAACATGATCCTGCCCGATGGTGTCTTCGCCCAGCTCTCGGACGGCCGCGCCGACTTCCTCACCGAGCGCATCGTCTCCGGCCCGCACCCGGCGATCACCAACCTCGCCACGAATCAGGTGACGAAGGATGACGGGCGCACGCGCTACGTCATCGTGGGCGGTGCGGCGACATGGGCGGGGCAACCGGTCGAGACGTGCGAGAAGCAGATCAACGCATGGGGCCTGACCGCCTTCCTCTCCGAGGCGCAGCATGACGTGCAGGACGCGCCGGGCGGGATGTTCGACCATCTCGACTTCCGCCACTGCCGCGCCGACGAGGTGCCGATTCTCGTCCGCTCAACCGTCTGGTGCGACCCCGCCGTGACCAACACCGACCAGTCCGACTCGCATGGTATCCAGGCCGATGGGCTGGCCGAGGACGGCACGATCTACCGCCTGCGCTCGTGGGAAGGACGCACGAGCCCCGAGGATGTGTTGCGCCGGGCTATTCTGCTGGCCGTTGAGGTGGGCAGCCTGACGGTTGGCGTCGAGACCGATCAGGGCGGCGACACCTGGTATAGCGTCTACGCCCGCGCCGTTGATTCGCTGCGCGCCGAGGGGTTGCTCGGCGATCAGGCCCCGCAGTTTGTCTCGGCGAAGGCCGGGCAAGGCCACGGGCCGAAGGCGCATCGCGCCGCGCAGATGCTCCCCGATTACGAGCGCGGCGAGATCGTGCACGTGCTGGGGACGCACGAAACCCTGGAGCGCGCGCTGCGGCGGTTCCCGCGCACCAAGCCATTCGACTTGACCGACGCGAGCTACTGGAGCTGGCAGGATCTGCGCGAGCCGCGCGATAGCCAGCAATTCGCGTTCGGCGCGACGACGCCGCAAGCGTACAGGGGGTAATGTGAGCGCGGAACAGCAGCAGGTCGCCGAAATGCTTGGCGGTAAACCGGAGTCGCAGACGATCTACGGGGTGGGCCGCGCCAGCGCAATCCAGCCGGTCGCGGCGGATTACGGCCGCCTGCCCTACGAGGCATATGAGCGCCTCTATCACGGCCGCCTCCCCCGCTACGAGATGGGCGGGCTCTTCGTCAAGAGCATCGTCCGGCACATCGCCAACTTCACGCTCGGGCGCGGCGTCGCGATCCGGATCGATGAGCCCCCCACGCGCACCACGGCCGAGGACGGCACGGTCACCGAGGAGCCGAGCTATACCAATCAGCTCCTCGCGCGCTGGACGGCCGCCCATCAGCGCGACTTCCTACAGGGGGCGATCGAGTGCCTGAAGCTCGGGGATCACTACATCGCCATCGATGACGATGGTGCGCTCGTCCACATCCCCCCGACCGATGTCGAGGTGGTACTCGATCCCTACGGGCGGGGCACGGCGGCCGTGCGGATCCACGCGCGGCGTGTCGAGCGCGCCGCCAACGGCGTCGCGGTCGAGTGGTTCTACCGCGACACCCGCACCGCCACCCAGCGTATCGTGGAGCGGCGCTCCGCCAAGACGCGCGACATCCCCTCCGCCTGGCAGCTGATCAGCGACGAGCCGAACCCGATCGGGCGGATTGACGTGGTCCACTGGGCCAATGAACGCGGGCCGGGCGACGTCTACGGCCTGCCCGAGGTCTACGCGCTGATGACCTTGCTGCGCCGCTACGACGATCTGCTGAACTGGGCGATCACCGGGAACAAGCTGATGGGCCGCCCCACCCCGGTCTTCGAGGGGATCAAGGATGTGAAGCAGTTTGTGGCGCTCTTCGGGCGCGATGTCGAGGACCCGACGACCGGGCAGATCCGCAAGGTCGTGGACTGGGCACCGGAGTAGGTGCAGGTGCTCGGCGAGGGCGCGTCGTTCCGCCTGGCCTCCCCGGCGGCGTTCGCGGCCGACACGCAGACGCTCCTCAATATCCTCTTCTGGGTGCTGGCGCAGCATTCGAGCATCCCCGAGTTCATCTGGGGCACGGCGGTCGCCAGCAGCAACGCCAGCGTCTCCGAGCAGATGCCCCCGTTCCTCAAATTCATCGAGGGGAAGCAGGGGCAGTTCGAGGGCACGCCCGCCGATCCGCTGCTGGGGAGTGTCGCGACGGGCGGATTCCACGAGCTGGCCGATATCTGGCTCCGCAAGCGCCGCCTGAGCGATTCGCAGATCGTCGGCGACGCGCCGACGATCGTCACCTGGCCGGACATCACCGACCGCGAGGGGCAGCTGACGCGGGACTGGGTGCAGTTCCTGCGCGACGAGGGCTTGCTCTCCGACCGCGCCACGCTGGCGATCGGCAACGCGGCGATCGGCGAGCCGGTCGGCGACGTGGATCAGGAGGTCGCGCAGGCGCGCACCGATCAGCAACGCGCGGATGGTGCGCTGGCGGGCGCGGTCGGTGGCACACCACCCGGGGCGGTCGATCCGGCGGCGGCGCTGCGGGCGCAGTTAGGACAGGGGGCCTGAGTGGACGATGAGCGCGCGCAGCGGGATGCGCTCCAGGAGGCGGTCGCGGTCGCGCTCGCGGCCCTGCTCGTCGATGTGGCGGACGGCCTGGCGAAGCGCATCGTGCGCGCGGGGCGGCGCGGCGCGATCACCGCGTCCGGGCGTGCTGCGCTGGTGACCTGGCTGGATGCGACCATCGCGCACCTCTTCGGGGATAGCGCGGCGGACGCCGAGCGGCGGTACGCCACAGCGGGCACGATCCCCCATCTCCTCGCCGCCTCGACGCGCGCGGCGGTGCAGGTTGCCGCCCCGGACGGCGGCGTGCCCGGCGCGGCGTCCGCCTCGACGCGCGCCTGGCGCGACCCGCACGGGCACGCCCTCTCCGACCGCATCTGGCTCGCGGGCGAGGACGCGCGGGCGCGGCTGACCGCCGTGCTCGATGCGGGCCTGGCGCGCGGGACGAGGCCGGACGCGCTGGCACGGGAACTGAAGGGCTTCATCCGGCCCGACACGGCGGGGCGCACGGTGCGCGGCGATCAGGCGTTCTCGTCGGCGCGGCGGCTCGCGGCGCATGAGGTCAACCTGGCCCATGGGAGCGCCACGATCGCCAGGGCACGCGGCGCGGGCGATCTCGTGGTGTGGGAGAAATCGTCTCGCCATGCCGAGCACGACGTGTGCGACCAGAACGCGCGGGGCGGGCCATACGCACCCGATCGGGTGCCCTCGTTCCCCGGCCACGTCGGCTGCAATTGCCACCTGCGCCGCGTGCCGAACAACGGGACGCCGGAACCGGGCGGCGTGGATGGGCCGGGATTGATCGCGGCGCTGACCGGATTGTGAGGGGCGAGATGACCGAGCGACTGCGCTTCCGCTATCGCATGGCGCGAATCGGCGCGCGGCTGTGGCTGCGGAACTGGCGTGCGCGGCGAGGGGTGTGAGCGGCGTGGACGATACACGAAAGCATGGGCGACGAAAGCCCTATACGGTAGTTGGTATTCGCCGTCTGCCATGCTTTCGTTGCGGCGTACCAGCCGAGCATCAGTGGCAGATTTGCTCCGATCAAAATTTGTACCGACCGCTGTGCCTTGCCTGCGATGTCGCCCTCAATGAGCTGGTGTTGCAGTGGATGGGTTTCCCCGACTGGCAAGAGAAGATCGCCCGCTATAAAGAACAGGGGGCCTAGCATGGACACCGAGCAGCGCAAGGCGGGGCTAGAGCGGATGCGGGCGTACCTGCCGGCGTTATTGCCCGCGCTCCGATTACAGCACTGGGTGATCACGGTCGAGGATGTTCTGCCCGATAACGAAGATGCAAGCGCGCAGGTGCGCTACAACCAGCACGATTGGCGTGCGCTCGTCCGGCTTTCCGACTATTTCCTTGAATCCCCACCATCGCGCCAGCGTTTGCATTTGGTCCACGAATTGGCGCATCTCTACCTGCGCGGTATTGACGTGCAACACCAAGCCCTCATCTTGCATTACAACACCAACCAGTGGCAGTTGATCGATGATCGGTTCACCTATGAGGTCGAGCTGACGGTCGATGCGCTGGCCTGCGTTGTCGCGCCATTCTTACCGCTGCCACCGGAGGCATGAGCCGATGCGCGATCTGCTCGCCCCGCTCGTCGGCCACCGTCACCAATTCCGCGCTGTGGCCGCGCGCCTCGGCGATGACGAGTGTGGGCAGCTGACACTGCTGCTGCGCGACGTGACGTGGACGGGCGGCGCGTGGGTTGATGCCCATCTGTGGGTGCCGTTCGGCGAGGACCTGGCGTGTGTCAGGATGCACCTGGGGGCGCGGATCGCATTCACCGCCGAGGCGCGCCCCTATCGGCGCAAGGACGGCTCGGCGGACTTCACGCTCGATCGGCTCGGCGATGTGCGGTTACAGCGAATTTCATAAACATTGGCCCATCTACTTCGCAGCGTATTACCCTGCCTCAAGCAGAATTCGGGTCAGTCTCAATGAAAACTGCTGTACTGTGTGCGAGGAAGGGGTGATGGTTGCCGTGATCGCATCGCCGCTGCCGCCGCCCGCGCCCGGTCCCGAAGCACGCAAGATCGTTTGCCGGTGCGGGGTGCAGCTCGGCGTCGTGGCGAACGGTTGCCTTCACCTGCGCCACAAGGGGCGTGGCGTCGATGCCTACCTGCCTGTGCGGGTACAGTGCGACAAGTGCGGGCGCAAAACCGTCGTGCTTGACAGCGTGCCACTGGAACGTTAGTATTGTTGCCATAATCAAAGAACGGGCTTGCACGGCCCACGATGGCGGAGTCATACGACTCCCCACCGTGGGCCTCTTTGCGTTTGTCGGGAGTCGGGAGCGGGTATGCCGGATGCGTTGCGCGACTACATCATCGCCGAACTCGCCGCGCCGAATCTGCCCGCCGTGCCATTCGCGCCGGGCATCGACCAGGCCGCGCTGACCGACGGCGACGACAACCCGCTCTTCGTCACCCTGCCGATTGCGAAGGTTGGCAAGAGCCGGAACGGGCGCTACTACGACGCGGCCGTGGTCGCCGAGATCGCCGCGCAGGTGAACCGCGACCGACCGGGCGGCATCCTCGGCCACATCACCGAGGGCGAGCGCGCCACCCGCTACGATCGCCCCGAGGTCCTCTGGCTCGGCGCGACCGTGGAGGGTGACACCGCCTACGGCAAGGGTTATATCCCGCCCTACGCCCGCGACACCCGCGACTTCCTGCGCCGCGCGAAGGCCTCCGGGCATAAGGTGGCGACGTCGATCTACGGGCGCTATCAGCAGATCCACGACGCGGCGACCGGCGCGATGCGCGTGCAGACCGGCGGCAACCTGGAGAGCATCGACTTCGCCCCCGCCAGCCGCGCGGGCATGGAGTTCGGGGGCGGCTTCGCCCTCTCGGCGGAGATGACCGCCGCCCAGACCGACAAGCTCGCCCAGACGATCGCCGGGCAGTTGCGCCGCGAGATGCAGTCCGCCGAGCCGGGCGCGTCCGTCAGCATCACCGTCACGGCGAATGGTCGCACCGCCGATGATCCGGCGCAGGCGGGGCACGAACCGCTCGTCGTCGCCGTACAGAGTTCGTCCGAACGTTACAGCGAGGGAGGCAGCATGACCAACCGCAGCGAGATCATCCAGACCCTGACCGTCTCCGAGATGGCCCAGCTCCCCCAGGCGGTGCGCGAGCACATCGAGAGCGAGCGCCGCACCGCGGTCGACGCCCAGCTCGCCCCGGTGCGCGAGGCGCTGGGACTGGCTGAGGATGCCCCGGTCGCGAAGGTCGTCACCACCGTGACCGAGATGGCCACCGCGCAACGCGAGGCTGCCGAGACGGCCGCCCGCCAGGCGGTGGACAGCCACCTCGACGCGCAGCTCGCCGAGCGGGTCGCCAAGGACGCGCCGGCCGCATCCGCGACGAAGGCCCGCGCCACGGTGCGCCGCCTGGTCGTCGCGGAGATGCGCGAGCGGACGATCGCCGAGGCCGACCGCGCGCTGACCGCGACGCTCGGCGACGAGACGGTGACCGAGATGGTCGCCACCCTGGTCAAGGCCGCGCCGACCGGCGGGAAGCCGACGATGGTGACCCGCAGCGCCGACCCCCTGACCGCCCGCCACGGCACGGGCGAGAGCAAGTTCGCGCGAACGCCGCGCGAGTACTAGGCCCGGCGACAGCACGGGCGCAACACGGAGGGACGCGCGATGGCACGATACTCGGACGGCAAGGCGATCGACGTGACCGCCCCCGCGGCGGTGGTGCGCGGCACCCCGGCGCGGATCGACGGGTGGAACGGGGTCTACGTCACGGACGCGGCGACCGGCGCGCTGGTGGCACTGGAGGTCGATCCGACCTACTTGCACTACTTCGCCACCCCGGCGGGGGTCGGCGCGGCGCGCGGCGACGTGATCCAGATCACCACGGCGGGCGCGCTGGTCGGCCCGGCGGATGCGACGGCGGGGAACCGGGCGTTCGCCAAAGTCGAGAAAATCCGCGATGCCGCCGGGATCGTCGGCGCGCGGATCCTCAACATCAGCTAGGCGGCGACGCCGCACCACGGGAGCGCACGAGCGCAGGAAGGACAGACGCATGCCAATCCGGGTCATCTCCCGCGACGTGCTCCTGGCGGAGCGGCGCGCGGCCGTGCTGGCGGGGACGCGACGACCGATCGAGCACGCCGAGTGGCCGGTCTCGACGGTGCAGGAGCTCGTCACGTCGAGCGACATCACCGCCGCGGACTTCGTCGCCAACAAGGTCGAGATCGATGTCAGCGAGGGCCGGGCTGACAACCCCACCCTCTTCGACCCGCTCTACACGATCCGCCGCGACCCCAACTTCCCCGAGCTGGTGCCGACGAACATCGCGAACCCGAAGTGGGGGATCATGTTCTTCGATCATCAGGAGGGCGGCGAGATCCACTTCGGCACCCTGGCCAAAGGGGCGAAGGGGAATATCCCGATCAAGGAAGCCGCCGCGGGGATCCAATACACCCAGCGGATGATCGACTTCAACTACCTCAGTCAGATCGAGGATGCGAACCTCGAGTTCGGCCGGGCGTGGAATGCCATGCTCAACCACAAGGGACTCGGCCCGCTGCTGACGTTCGCCTACGGCGCGGCCAACATCACCGCCGCCGACGCCACCGCCGGGGTGACCTACCAGGAGCGGATCCGCAACACGCTGCGGGCGGCGCAGCGGCACGCCAAGATGGCCGTGGACGCGGCGAGCGTGCCGAAGTCGCGCGCCTGGAACTATCTGCTCTGCAACAGCCAGGACACCGCCGACATCCGCGACGCGCTGGCCTACCGGACGGGGGCGAACCTCAATCCGCTCGCGAGCGTCGACGATTTCACGATCATCGAGTACGACGGCTGGTCCACCCAACTCAATTATGGCAACGTGACCAAGAGCTTCAGCTATCCGGGCGTCGCGGCGAAGACCTGCTACGGCGTGCGAGCCGGGACCGGCCTGATCCACCTAGAGAAGATGGATCTCGCGTTCGCGCAGGGCGACGCCGACCTGAGTCGCCTGATCGCGCAGCAGATCGTCGGGCGCGGGCTGCACGGGTTCCTCGCCGACGTCGCGGCCACGGCGGAGCGGATCACCCTCCCGGCGTCCTAATACTGGGCGCACATGGGCGCGATGACAGGTAGACGATAACCACGGAGGCGGACATGGCAGCGAAGACAGCGGCGGAACTGGCCGCGCAGAAGGCCGAGGCGGCGGCGAAAGTGGCGCAGGAGGCCGAGTCGGCACGACTCGCCGACGCGCTCGCCGCGCAAGCGCAGGGCGCGGGCGGAGTGACGGTCGATCCGGGTCTGGCGGACCCGGCAGCCGTCACCAACGCCACCGCGCCGGGCGTGATGACGCCGGGTAGCACGGAGCCCGCCCAGTTGACCGTGGCGCTCGCCGGGAAGCGCGACGCGCCGAAGACCGTCACCTGCGCGGGCTGCAACGCGGTATGGCCCGCCGATCGGCTCGGGCCGGGGGTCACGATCCCCTGCATCTGCGGCCGCCTGATCGTGGTCGAGTAGGGGGCGCGCGGTGGCCTACACCCTCTCGATCGCCGACCTGCGGCAGGACCTGGGCGATGTCGGCACGCCGCCCGCATTCCCGGATCCTGAGCTGACCAATCTGCTGGCGCGTGAGGATGGCGACTACCAGGGTGCGCTCCTGCGCGGGCTGTGGCAACTGCTGACGCAGGCCGCACGCCTGAACGCCTACACGACCGGGCAGCACCGCGAGGACAAGCAACAGGTTTTCGATCACCTGAAGTCGCTCTACGGGCTGGTCGCGGCGGAGCTGGCGGGCGGCGCACAGCAGGTGGCGATGCTCGGGATGGTGGCTGGCGAACCGGCGCGATTGTCACCGGCGGATGTGTCGAGGTTGACATGCCCGTACTGAGCAACTGGCTCGCCCCGGCAATCGCCGCGCGGGAAGCCGAGTTGACCGCGCGGCTGGGGCAGACCGTGACGATTCGCCCCGTCGCGCGCCGCACCGATGGCAGCATCATCCGCGACAGCTACGGCAAACCGACCTACGGGGCACCGGCGACCTATCCAGCGCGGGTCGAGGGGAAGAACCAACTGGTCAGGACGGCGAGCGGCGATCAGCGGGCCAGCACGACGATGGTAACGCTCGCGGGCGGGCCGACGATCGGCACGGAGGACAGGCTGACCCTCCCCGATGGCACTTCCCCCGGCATCGTCGCCATCGCCACCGTGCCGGGCGCAAGCGGCACGCACGAAACAATCTTGTATCTGTAAGGAGCGAACATGCTGCGCGCGAAATTCACCGTTACCAGCATCCTCCGCAATTACCAGTTCGAGGGCGAGACGATCACGATGAATCCGGTCTACTCGCCCGATCCCGAGAGCGAGAATCACGCTTTCTGGAAGGCGAGTCCGAATGGCGAGTTGAAGATGACGATCAGCAACCCGGATGCGGTTGGAAAACTCGAACTGGGCAAGGAGTACTACATCGACTTCGCTGAAGCGAAGTAGCGGAGGCGCGCGATGGCGACCGGGAACACCATCCAGATCACCGGACTCACCGAGGCGCTGCGCGGACTGCGGGCCACGCGCGCCCAACTCCTCCCCGCGATCGGTCGGGCGCTGCACGCCGAGGCCGCGCCGGTCTTCGATCGCTCGCAGGACCTGGTCCCTGTGGATACCACCGCCCTCCAGAAGAGCGGCGAACTCCACAATCCGGAGGTCAGCGGTAACAGCGTCTCGGTCGCGATCAGCTATGGCGATGCGGCCACGGCGGACTACGCGGAAAAAGTACACGAAGACCTGAGCGTGCGGCACATGCCCGGACGCCAGGCCAAGTTCGCCGAGGTCCCTTTTGTCGAGGGTGCCAAGGGGCTGGGCGAGCGGGTCGGGGCGCGCGTGGCGCGCGAGATCGGGGGCTGATCGTGGTCCTCGATGACGTGGCCGCGCTGCTGGTCGAGGCGGGACTCGGCACGATCGGGGAGACGATCTTCCTGGCGCGGCTACCGGACTCCCCCGACGCCGCCCTGGCGATCCGCGAGTACGGCGGCAGCGCCCCCGACTATCTGTACGGCGGCACCGACCCCACCGAGGAATGGCCGCGTTGTCAGATCGAGTGCCGCGATCCCGACTACGCCGCCGCGCGCCTCCGCATCGAGCGGTGCGCGCGGACGTTAGGGGCGGTCAGGGAGCGCGTCGTCAACGGCACCCACTACCACCGGATCACCCCGCTCGGCCCGCCCGTCCCGCTCGGCGAGGACGAGAGCCAGCGGTCAAGGATCGCGATCAGTTTCGAGGCGGCGAAGGCACCGAGCCTGTTGCCCGTATAGCCAAGGAGGGAACCCGATGCCGAACCGGAAGAACCCCGTAGACGCCGCCGAGCAGGACGTGAGCAAGGCGGAGAACCAGTTGGAGGCCGCCCAGGTCGCGGTCGTGGAGGCGCACCAGGAGCGCGCCGAGGCCCAGCAGGCGAGCGCCGAGGTCGCGCAGGCTGCGGTCCTCGATCAGCAGATCGACGCTTTGCGCGAGGCCGCCGCGCCGGACGAGACGCGCGTCGGCTACACCGTGGGCATGTGGTCCGGGCGTCCGCACTACAGCGCCAACGACGGGCGTTTCGACACCCTGGACGAGGACGCGATGCGCGCCTACATCCGCACGGGCGGCGTGCCCGATCCGACCCCCCTGCCGCGCCAGACGGTCTGAGCGGCACCGTAGCGCGTCCCAGGACGAATGATACCGCGCCATCACGGCGCAGAGCAGGAGCGAGCAGATGAGCGCGAGTATGGCACGAGCCCGGAGCGGCTTCGGGACACGATTCCAGATGGGCGACGGGGCGACCAGCGCCCCGGTCGTGGTCGGCACGGGCGGCGCGGCAATCGGCGCGACCACCGTGCCCGTCACCGCGACCACCGTGGCGCTGGCGTCCGGCACGATCCTGATCTTCGGCGTCGGCAAGAGCGCCGAGCTGACGGCGGCGGCGATCGTCGGCGCGGCGAGTCTGATCGTGAAGCCGCTGGCGGCGGCGCTCATCGCGGGCGACACGGCGCAGGGCGGCGAGAACTTCGCCACCATCGCCGAGGTGAGCGACATCACCCCGCCCGCCCCGACCACCTCGACCTTCGAGACGACGCACTACCTCTCCCCGAACGGCAACATGCAGTTCGCGAGCGGACTGACCGACCCGGGCGACATGTCGATCAGCTTCAACTGGCTCCCCACGGACGCCACCCAGGACAACCTCACCGGACTCTTCAAGGCGTTCCGCGACAAGCAGCTCCGCAATTTCCGCATCATCTACCCGCTCACCCCGACCGTGGTTGACGCGTTCGCGGGACTGGTGACCACGTATCCGGTCACGACGCCGATGAATGACCGGATGTCAGCCTCAGTAACAATTAAGGTCAGTGGCGATACTATCCGCAGTTAGCACAACAGCTATCAGAGCATGGCGCGGGCCGTCGTCGCCGGGGCGTGGCGACGGCCCGCGTCAACTACCCCCGGCTAAAGCCGGGAGCTTGTCCCTGGCACTTCCGGCGAGGTGCCGGAATCCGAGACGATAGGCGGGTTGACAGACCGCCCGCTAGCAAGAGGCCAGCCGATGCTAGCACGGTACTTGGCAGCGATATTGACGGAGGCGTTGTGGTCAGCATGAGCGGTGTAGCCGCACTGCCGACAACAGAACAGCGACCGGGAGCGGCGGTTGTTGCGGGCAATGTGCCCACACCGGCTACATGCCTGGGAGGTGTGCCTGGGGTCAACCCCGGCCACCGTACAACCCCGCGACTCTGCCTTGTACTCGATAAATCCGCGCAACTGGGCGAAGGACCAGCCGTGGATGCGCCGCGCCTGCTTCCCCTGGCGCGGCTTGATGCGGGCGCGAATGTTGGTCAGATTCTCCACGACAATCGTTGCGCCGGGTCCGACGCTCTGCACGATGCGCTTGCTCAGGACGTGATCGCAGTCGCGCCGGAAGCGGAGTTGCTTCCCCTTGACGCGTCGCAGGTGCCGTCGCGCACTCTTGCTGCCCCTGGCTTGCAGGGCGCGGCGCTGCTTGAAGTACCGCGCCTCGGTGTTGCGCCACGCCTTCTTCCCCAGGAAGCGGGCCTGACTCGTCACGGCGGGTTGGGCGAGGCCCAGATCAACGCCGACCACCTCCGCAGTCGGCGCGACTTCCGGCGCGGGCAGGTCTACCACGATGTGCAGATACCACTTGCCGTCGCGGTGGATCAGGTCGGCGGTGCAGACCTTCCCACCGACATAGGGTGCGGCGTAGGCCGGGACGGTGAACCAGACATCCTGCTTGCCGCCCGTGGTGGACAAGCGGACCACGCCGCGCGCCCAATCGACCTTGAACGTGTGGACGTTATAGCGCGGCGGGCAGGACCGGGAGCGCGGGGCCGAAACCTTGCGCCCCTTTTTCGCCAGCGCCAGCGCCGACTTGACCGCCTCGGTGGCCTTGACGCGCGCCTGGATGTGGTGGTCGCTCACCAGCGCGGGCCATATCGCCTTCTGCGGATAGTAGGTCGCGTGGTGCAACCGGACGCCGTTCTGCTCGCCCGCCGCGTAGCCGTGGGCGCAGACCGCGTTGAAGACCGCCGTGAATTGGCGCGTCGTCTCCGCCAGCAAGGTGGCCTGTTCGGGGGTGGGTTGGAGGCACACGCGCAACGTCCTGTCCATGCGGCAAGTATACCATATGCGGCGAGTTTTCGCATTATCTATGGAAGCGGGGCAGTGACCCCGCATGGGACGTAGGGGGCACGAAAGAGGGGCGGCATCGTGGAGGGACACACGCAGCAGCAGGGGGACGATCGCCGGGAGCCGCAGGCGCAGCACGCGCCGATCATGGTGCTGCTGTCGCGCGACGCGATCCTCAGCGCCAAGGACGATCAGGTGGAGCTGGTCAACGTACCCGCGTGGGGCGGCTCGCTCTACGTCCGGGGCATGACGGCCGGCGAACTCGACAACTTCTACAAGTCGATGCGCCGGGGCCAGGGCAACAAGGTCCGCGTAGACACCGACCTCTTCCAGTCGCGCGTGGTGGCGCGCTGCGCGGTCGAGAGCCCGGAACCCGGCGCGCGGCGGCTCTTCGACGCCAGCGACGTGGAGGCACTGAAGAACAAGAACGGCGCGGCGCTGAAGTTGGTCTTCGACGTGGCCGCGCGCCTCTCCGGGATCACGGATGCGGAGGAAGAGGAAGTCGCCGAGGATTTCGGCGACGCCCAGAACGGCGATTCCTCCACCGACTAGCGCTCGTTCTGGGCATGACCGTGGATGAACTCGGCGCGCGGATGAGCGCGCGGGAATTCGTCGCCTGGCAGGTGTTCGCGGCGCGCGAGCCGTTCGGGGAGGCGCGCGGCGACCTCCAAGCGGCGCACATCGCGTCCGTGATCGCCAACGTGAACCGCGACCCGAAACAGCGCCCGCAGCCGTTCACGACGAACGATTTCCTGCTCGACTTCGACGCCATGTGGGACGGCGAGATCGCTGACGAGCCGACGGCGGAGGAGCAAGCCGACAACGCCGCCCGACTGATGGCGCGCATGGGACAGACGCGCGACGCGCTGATCGCCTCGCGCAACTAGGATCGAGGCCCGGTGGCGACGATCATGAGTCGGTACAGATACGTCCCCGGTAGTCGCGCCATTCCAGCTTCATGTGGCAGGAGCGACAGAGCGTGACAAGGTTCGTCAGCGAGTCATCGTGACTGACACGCCAGGGGGTGATGTGGTGGACCGACAACTGCTTACTCGTACCACAGGTCACGCAAGCGTTGCCGTCGCGGTCGATGACTTGCTGTCGAACCTTCCGCCACGCCTGGTACTTGCAGCGCGTCCGGGGGGTGGTGGGATTCTTTCGCTGACCCTCCGAGCGATTGGTGCTCGCGCATTCCGGCGAGCAGGTGCGCAAGTGGTGGTGAGAAGGCTGCACGGTAAACTGCGTGCCGCAAACGACACAGGACATAGCGATATGCCCTATCTTGCGGCGATAGTAGCACGCGTTGCTGCAATACTTCCGCTGATCGTGCCCAAAGGCTACGAAGAAGCGAGTAGCACAACCCGCGCACGCTATCGCCACTTGCTGCCCAGCGCCATATTGGGCCACCGCGCGACGAACGATACGCTCCGCTTGTCGACGTTCTCGTTGCCAGATGATCTGACACGGCTTGCAGCGCGAGAAATAGTATCGCCGTCCGTTGCTCTTATCGACAAAGGAGAAGTAATCACCCACGCTCTTTTGCGCGTGGCATCTCTTGCACGTCTTGGTTTCTGCCCGTTGTCCGTCCATGAAAACCACACTCCCTGCTGTGTATCCCTGAGTGGTGTGGGAAGGCGGGTCAGGGTCGCCCGCCGTTCGGCACGGGTAATTACTCCGTGCCTATCCCGATCTAAGTATACCACTTTCCGCATGGGGACAGGCTAAAATGACAAGTACGGTGATAAGTTTTCGCTACCAAGCGTCCGCCGAGAATTTCCTCCGCACCACCGATCAGGTGGAGCGGCGACTCGGCACGCTCGAAAAATCGGCGGGCGGCTTCGGCACGGTCCTGAAGGGGGCGCTGCTCGGCGTCGGCTTCGCGGTCGTCCAGAAGGGGATCGAACTCGTCGGCGGCGCGTTCTCCGGCAGCATCGGGGCGGCCTCCACATTCGAGAAGACCATGAGCGGCGTCAAGGCCGTCTCCAACGCGACCGGCGAGGAAATGGACCAGTTGTCCTCCCTCGCGCTGAAGCTGGGGAAGGACACGTCATTCAGCGCATCCCAGGCGGCGGCGGGGATCGAGGAACTTGTTAAGGGCGGGCTAACCGTGCCGCAAATCATGGACGGCGCGGCCCAAGCCGTCCTGAACCTCGCCGCAGCGGGCGGGGTGAGCCTCCCCGACGCCGCCGCGATCGCCGCGACCGCGATGAATGTCTTCTCGCTCAAAGGCTCCGACATGGCCCACGTCAGCGACCTGATCGCGGGCGCGGCGAATGCCTCGTCGCTCTCCGTGACGGATTTCAAGTTCGCGCTCAACCAGGTCGGGGCGGTGGCCGACGGGGCCGGGCAGTCATTCGATGACGTGGCCCAGGCGATCGCCGTGATGGGTGCCAAGGGGCTGGTCGGCAGCGACGCCGGGACGAGCCTCAAAACCATGCTCTCGAACCTCCAGCCCACGACGAAGGCGCAAACCAAGGCGATGCGCGAACTCGGGCTGATCACCGAGGATGGCACCAATCAATTCATCAATGCCAATGGTTCGTTCAAATCGATGGCGCAGATCGCCGATCTGTTGCAGAACTCGACCGCCGGGCTGACCGACGCCCAGCGACAGATGGCGTTGGAGACGATCTTCGGGTCGGATGCCGTGCGTGCAGCGACGGTCTTCGCCAAATCGGGCGGCGCGGGGTTCGCCGAGATGGCCGCGAAGATGGGCCTCGTCACGGCGGAGTCGGTCGGGTTGGAACGGCTGAACAACACCGCCGGGTCGATCGAGCAACTCAAAGGCTCGCTCGAAACCGCCGGGATCACGATCGGGCGGGTGTTCCTCCCGTATGGGCGCAAGCTGATCGACTGGGGGACACGGGCCGTCAATGCCGCGATCCCCTTGCTCGAAACCTACGGACCCGTCCTCGCGGCGAAGGTGACGGAGGGTGGCAAGGCGCTCCTCGGCTTCGGGCGCGACGCCGTCGCCATGCTCGGCCCCGTCAAGGATGCGGCGGGCGGGCTGCTGACCGCCTTCCAGACCGGCGACTTCAACGCCGCGTTCGGGCCGCTGCTCGCCGCGCTCGACGCGGTATTCGGGCCGGGGACGAGCGCCAAGGCCGCCCTATTCATCTCCGATCTGTTGCGGAACTTCCAGCTCGTCCGCGACGGTTTCCTGACCGTGCAGCAAGCCCTCACCGGGAAGTGGGTCGGGGATGACACCGTGCAGCCCGCCGTGCGCGCGGTCGGGGACTTCGCCCTGCGCCTGCGCGATTTCGCGCTGACCGCCAAGGACGTGTTCTTTAACCAGGTCCTGCCCGCCGTGCAACAGGTCGCGGGCTTCATCCGCGACCACATGGGGACGATCGCCAAGGTGGTGGCGATCGGGGCGGCGGCGTTCGCCGCCTTCTCGATCATCGCCACCGTGGTCGGCTGGGTGACGACCGCGATCGCCGTCTGGGGCGCGTTATCCGCTGTCGTCACGGGGGGCAGCGCCGCTTTCGGGGTGATCGTGGCGCTGCTCGGCGGGCCGGTCACGCTCGCCATCGCCGCCATAGTCGCGATCATCACCCTGCTGGGCGTAGCCTGGGCGAATAACTGGGGCGACATCCAGGGCAAGGTCGCGGCGGTGTGGGCCTGGTTACAGCCGGTCCTGGCCGCTCTCGGCGCGCGCCTCTCGGCGTTCTGGACGGACATCCTACCCCAACTGAGCGCCGCCTGGGAGTCCGTCTCCACCAAGGTGATCGCGGCGGCGACCTGGCTCTGGACCCAGGCCCAGGCGATCTTCGGCGCGGTCGCGGGGTTCCTCGTCGCGCACGGCGATCAGATAGTGGCGGTGCTGGGCCGGGCATGGGCGCTGATCCAGAACACGATCAACACCTATCTCGGCGTCATCGGCAACCTCGTGCGCGGCCTGCTGGCGCTGATCAGCGGCGACTGGGACGGCGCATGGGCGTACATCCAGAATGCCGCCCGGATCGCCTGGGATGGCATCGTGGGCCTCGTTCGTACCGCAGGCCCGCTGATCGGCAAGGCGCTCGACGGCATCAGCGCCACGGTCAACGGTTGGGGCGTCGCGCTGCATGTCTGGATTGGCGGCAAATTCTCCGAGATCGGCACGACGATCCGCGACCGGGTGACGCAATATAAGAATGATACCGGGCAGCAGTTCTCTGAAATGGGAATCGCGGTCCAGAATAAATTGACCGAGATCGGCACGACGATCGGCGGCAAGTTTTCCGAGATGGGAACCGTTATCCGGGATCGGCTGACGCAGTACAAGAATGATACCGGGCAGCAATTCTCCGAGATGGGGACCATCATCCACGATCGCATAGCGCGATACCTGGTGGACACCGGGCAACAATTCTCCGACATGGGCACCGCCGTGCGCGACAAGCTGACGCAGATGAAAAACGATGTGGGCGGGAAGTTCTCGGAGATCGGCACAGGTATTCAGGGCAAGCTTGCTGAGATCCAGAAGTGGTGGTCTGACGGGTGGGCAGCGGTCAGCAAGAATGTCACCGATACTTGGGACCGCATCACGTCGGCGGTCGGTGGGGCGTTCTCCGAACTCGGGGCGGCGGCGAAAACGTTCATCACCGTCACCATACCGGGCAAATTCAGCGACGCCCGACAGACGGTGGTCGCTGCCGTCATGGGCATCTTCGAGGGTGCGGGGAGCGTCCTCGCGGCGTTCGGCCAGTGGGAGCGCGACCGGATCGCGGATGTGTGGCAGTTCATCGCGACCGATGTCCCCGCGAAATTCAGCGCCGGGTTGAGCGCCGTCAAATCCGGCTTCATGACGATCTTCGAGGGTGCGGGGTCGGTCAAGGAAGCGTTGGGGTCGTGGCTCACCGCGCGCATCGCCGACGCCTGGACCTTCATCTCCGACACCCTCCCCGCGAAATTCTTCGCGGGGCAGCAGGCCGTACGCGAGAAGTTCATGGGCATCTTCGCGGGCGCGGGGAGTGTACTGGCGGCGTTCGACGCCTGGATCGGGTATGGCGACTCCGGCATCATCGGCACGGCGAAAACCTTCATCTCCGTGACACTGCCCGGCACGTTCACCGGGGCGATAGACACGGTGAAGGACGCCTTCATGGGCATCTTCACCAAGATACTCACACCCGGCAGCGGCGGGGTGCTCTTCGACTGGTTCACCCAGGCCGTCTCGGCGGTGGATACGTTCATCGCCACCCATATCCCCGGCAAATTCACCGAGAAGTATGAGGCCGTCCGGGCGGCGTTTATGGGCATCTGGTCCAGCTTCCTCGACGCTGCGGGCAACGGAACGTTGGGAACGTGGTTCGCCGATACCGTGCGCTCGGTCACGAGCTTCATCGGCACCACCGTGCCCAAGGTTTTCACCGACGCCTCCGACACGGTCAAGAACGCCGTCCTGAGCGGCTTCGTGGCGGCAAAAGACGCCATCGGCGGGATAATGGGCGGCTTCGGCAAGAACGCGGTCGGCGCGCTCAATACGGTGTTAGAGAAGGTGCGGTCGTTCGCCGAAGGCGTGCGCCTGTTGGTGAACTGGGTGGCGGATAAACTGAGCGCTCCCAAGATCGAAGGTGCCATCCCCGGCGCGACCATCGACCCCGCCGGCCTCGCCACCGGCACGAAGAACTGGGGCGGTGGCATGGCGTGGGTCGGCGAGGGGCCGGGCGGCGCGGGCGCGGAACTCGCCTACCTGCCCAGGGGCGCGCAGGTCATGACGCACGCGGAGAGCATGGGGCTGGTGCGATCCGGGGCGGTCGCGCCCCCGCAGTCCGGCCCGGCCAAACTCCCCGGTTTCGCGGGCGGGCTGGACGCGCTCGGCGGGATCGTCGGCGTGCTGCAAAAGGGCGCGGGCTGGCTCTACGATCAGGCGAAAGGCGCGGTCGGGCTGGGCGACCTCAGCCTGCCGGGTGCCCTGGGCGACATCGGCGGCAAACTGGCCGGGAAGGTCAAGGACTGGGCGCTGGGGTCGATCGACAAGATGCTCAAGGCCGCCACGCCGAAAGTCGCGCCGGGCGGGCGTGGCACGCCGGGGGCGGGCTGGGGCGATCCGTCGCCCGGACTGGTCGATGCGCGCATCCCCGGCGGGCGGGCGCTCTCCGGCATGGGGTCCACCATCGTGTCGGCGGCGCACGCGCACGGCGTCCCCACCAGCGTCTTCATGGGCATCCTGGAACACGAGAGCGCCTACGGCTCGCCGAACGACGGGCTGACCCGCTACAACAACTTCACCGGCTTGACGGGAAACAATTGGACGGGGCAGACCGGCACGACGCAGGGGATGGCGCGCGACTTCGCGATCTTCGACTCGCGCGAATCGGGCATCAACGCCGCGCTCGACAACCTGACGACCGGCCTCTATCGCGATCACACGCTGCGCGAGGTCATCGCCATGTGGCTGACCGGCGACTACAACGCCGGGATCGACCCGACCCACCCCCAATACACCGTGGCCGATTACCTGAGCCACATGCAACAGGTGGTCGAATCCCTGGGCGGTCGCTACAACCCCGATGCCGTGGTGGTCGGCACCGCCGCGCCGGTCTCCGCGCCCGCACCCGCCCCGAGCGCGCCCAACAGCCCCGGTGGTCGCGGGCCGGTGTGGGATGGCTGGTCGCCGCCGCTGTCACGGTACAGCGTCTCCCAGGAGTTCGGGCGGAACGATTTCTCGGAGCAGCACTACAAGAGCGGCGCGCACAGCGGGATCGATCTGGTCGGCCCGCCCAGGTCGACGGTCATGGCGGGGGCGCTCGGCACGGTCGCGTCGGCGAAGGCGGCGGGCGGCTACGGCAACGCGGTGACGATCGATCACGGCGGCGGGATCGAGTCGATCTACGGCCACCTCGCCAGCATCTCGACCTCCGTGCGCGATCTCCTGTCGCGCGGCGATCCGCTCGGCATCCAGGGCAGCACCGGCGACAGCACCGGCGACCACGTCCACTTCGAGATCCGCGATCAGGGCGTCGCGGTCAACCCGCGCGATTACGTCGATTTCGTCGGGATGGCCGACGGCGGGGTGATCACCGAGCCGATCGTCGGGCGCGGCGTGCGCTCCGGGCGCGGCTACACGTTCGGCGAGTCCGGGCCGGAGGGCGTCTTCAACGCGGATCAGATGGCGGCGCTCGGGGGACGCGGCGGCGAGACGCACATCCACCACGAGAATCACTACACGATCCAGTCCACCGAGCCGACCGTCACGGTCGAGGGGTTCAAGCGCGAGGAGCGCCGCGAGGCGAGGTTGCGCGGCTATGGACGATAGCTTGCCGACACCGGGGTTGCGCGAGTGGCGCTGTCGGCGCTGCAAGCGTCTGCTGCTGCGCCACGCCGTCACCGTGGGCACGATCGAGGTGCTGTGCGAACGACCGCGTTGCAAGACCCTCAACGTGCTCGTGGCGGGACCGGATGCGTCCCCGGTACACGCTGTCGAAACACTCCCCCAGTCACCCCACGCCGTGTAG